GTCGTCCAGTCCAGCACCGCCGACAACACGGGTTGGAAGCTGAAGGGCAACGCGCTGGACATGTGGGACTCCAGGCGCAACCAGACCGTGCACCTGGACGGCGAGGGCGCGAACAACCTGCTGACCGGCACGTTCCAGACCGGCCTGTCGGGCAGCAGGGTGATGATAAGCCCCTCGTTCCGACAGTACGAGGTCGACGGCCCGGACAAGCTGGATGGCTCGGGCATTCAGTTCTTCCACGGGACCAATGCATACATGCACCCGTACATCGCGGTCGAGTCCACCACGCAGCAGGAAGGCGAAGTCAGCGCGCTCACGTTCAACGGCGGCCACCGCGCGGAGCACGACCCCGGCGCGTTCGCCAGAATCGGCGAACGCAAGGGCTCCGACAACACCACCAAGGGCGGCACCGTGTTCCTCGCCGCAGATCAGGACTATGACTCGCCCGATCACAATAAAAGGCGCGCCTACCTAACTCTGTGGTCTCCCAAGACCGGGGACACGACCGCCACGCTCGCCGCGCAGGACCCCAATGGCCGAGTCGGCATCCAAGCCGACATCGACAGCGGATACCTGTACATGGGAGGTTTCTTGGGAAGGTATGCGTCCAGAGGCACATTTCAGTCGATGTACTGGGATGGGATCCACCACATCAGCCCATGGATGGTATTTCGGTTCAAGGGCTCGTGGACGCCGCCGAGATACGGCAGCTACAAGATCGTCGGCGGCGTCAACAACGCCACCGGCGACGCTCTGTGCACCAGCGCCACCTGCAACGAGAGCAGCAGTGGGGCCGAGATCATGGTCCAGTCGATGCCCGCGAACGTCGGCGGCTACAGCATGTTCCCCGGCGGCGGCACCAACATCTGGTGCACGATGTTCGGATACCTGAGGAAATAGTGGAGGAACCATGCGAATCATCGGAGACCGGCTCTTCATCGACCTGCCGGGAAGCGGCGAACCATCGCCGGACGGGCGCATCGACGGCGGCACGGCATGGGGAACCCATTTGACGGACATCGCCGCCACGGGCCTGCTGCTCGGCACCACGTCCGACATGGAGACCGTGGCCATGATGCTCGATGTCTCGAAACGCGTCGCCGACCCCGGCGTCATCGACGCGGAGTCAGGTCGCAACGCGTGGACGAGCGCCTACGAGCAGTTGGAGCATGACGCGCTCGTCGACCTGAATCAGGTGCGCGCCGCATCACTGCACCGCGCGTTCAAGGCGAACGGGGCGCTGGCCGCCGACGGGCGTGCGGAGACCCGCCGGCTGTTGGGCTTGGATGCCACGACCATAGTGGACTCGTACGAGGCGGACGCGGCTCTCGCCGCCGCGCGGGCGTTGGACGAACCGAACGCCGGCGAGCCGGTGGAGCCGTCGATACGGTTGCCCGCCGGCGTGGACGCCACGAGCCTCGCCACCCTGCTCTCAGAGCATGCGACGGAAATCGCCCAGGCGAGAACCAGATTTCTGAACGACGTCACACAGACCATCACCGATAGGAGATAACCAATGACAGACAACACAACCGAAAACCCCGTGCAGGCGGACATCAACGACGTGCTCGACAACATGAGCGCCCGTAACGCCACCCTGACCCGCGAACTCGCCATCAGCCAAGCACAGGCAACCGCACTGCAACGCAGGGTCAAGGAGCTCGAGGCCCAGCTGGCCGAAGCGAAGTAACCCGACACCGACAACCATTTTTCCGAAAGCCACTCCGCACGGGGTGGCTTTTTTCATGCCCAGAGCAGAAAGGAGACGGCATGTATCTGCGCAACCTCACGTATCCGCGAATGATGCTCGGCACCCCCACCAACAGCACGGTCTCCATGATCGCCGGCAACCAGAAGGGCGTCACCATAACCGCCCAGGAAGGCCGACAGGACTGCTTCGCCCAAATGTGGTTCAACACGCCACGGGACACGAGCCTCGTGTTCCAGACGGACATCTGGAACGTGGTCGGAGACCAGTCCACCGTGCGCAACGGCTACGTCCTCATCGCCGAGATAGACCCCTGGAATTCACTGTGCTCCGCCGCGTCTGCAGGCAGAACATCCCTCAAGTTCACGCCGACCAGAGACTTCATTATCCGGCTCGCCTGCCCCGATTCGGGCAGTGCCAACTTCACACAGCCCCTGCTCATGACGGAAGCCGAATGGAACGAGCTGCGCGCACTCGGCGAAGGCTACTTCGACGGCGACCTCATGCCATTGGCCAAGTGGGGGGGGGTGTAACAATCCTCATCCCGTTCATGCCGCCCACCCTGATCATTGGGGGTTGGCCGCATGACGCTGATAACCAACCATTACCCCAACCCGTTGTTCAACTCGCGTGGGGCATTGCCCTCCCCGACTGGCGGTTCCGGCACCATAACCTGCATCGACGCGCGGCGGCAACTGCGACTGCAGTCGACCGACGCTGGAGGCGTGCAGGCGGCACAGGCGTTGACCGGACTGCCGGCATCGACGCGCATGGTGTTCCAGTTCTCCTACTGGACGTCCGACAAGTCGCTGCGCAACGGATGCCTGTGCATCATCGGCAGCACGGCCTCCGGCTGGACGGAGCTGGCCCGTGGCGGCAACCCGCAGTCCAATGGCGTCCACGACACGGTGACGATCGAGTTCACCACCCCGCAGGATGCCAATGGAACCCGGATCGTGTTCGACAGTCCCCTGAAAACGGGCGCGGCGACGGTGTTCGACCGGCCCACGCTCATGACCAAAACCGACTGGGACTGGTGGCAGAGGAACAATCACGGCAGGCTGCTCTCCGGCGATCTCATGCCACTCAGCTGACCGCTCCCCGATTGGCGGTGGCGGCATGAGCTACATCACCAACCTGTACACCGACCCCTTATGCTACAAGCAGTTAAGCTCGTGGCAATCCTCCGGCGGCGTGAATGTCGAGCACCTCCCCGACGGGCGCTACCGCTACACGCATACCGGCGGCGGCTGGTCGCTTTCCGACTGGGATTCCTGGAAGGCACTGATGAGACTGGGCCGTGTCGTGGTCGTCGCCTACACGGCCACCAGCGGGCTGAGCGTGGCAGTGGAGAGCGGCATGACACTCGTCTCCGGCACGACCCCATCGGGTGCCGCATGGACGGCGGCGAAGATCGACAGGGACGGCAACCGCAGCATCTACTGCCGTGGCAGTGGCAGTTTGACGTTGGAGGCCATGGCCGTGTACGAGGGCGACGATTGGCCGACCGTACAACGGCTCCTCCCCCGGTTCCCGTGGTTCGACGGCTCGACCATGCCCTTGAACGCCAACTGATGAAAGGAAAGAAGGCCATGACTTGACCGGAACGATACCCGTATGGGCAACGATCCTGGTCTCCGTGATCACCACGTGCGGCGGCACGGTCGCCGGATGGATACTGCGCCGCATCGACCAATTGGGCAAACCGGACCCGGCCCTGTCGCAGAGGCTCGATCAGGTGGACGCGAGCCTGACCCAGCTCGACCAGCGTCTCGACCCACTGCAGGATGGGGTGAAAACCATGCTCCTGTGCAAATTGGAGCAGATGCAGCGTGAGATGGTCGACGCGGGCGGTATCGCCGACAACGACCTCAAAACCCGCGCCGAAGGCGTCTACGCCACCTACCACGCGCTTGGTGGCAACGGGCACGGCACCCAAGTCAATCAGGACATACAGGACGCGCCGATAGCCCCGAGAAAACCACAGGCTTAGCCCCCGCCGACCCCGACGGGGGCTATTTCATGCCCACCCAACACACAGGAAGGAAAACGAATTTGGGCAAGTTCAAAAACAAAAGCAAGCCGAAACCATGGTATAAGCGGCTGCTCGCCAAAGTCACGGCGCTCGTCGCCGCCGTGTGCATGCTGACGCTCCCTGCGACCGCGCACGCGGACATGCAGGGCATCGACGCGTCCAACTGGCAGTGCGGCATCGACATCGCCAACACGCAGGCGGACTTCGTGGTGGTCGGCACCACGTGGGGCACGGGACAGGTGTATAACAACTGTCTCGTGTCCGGCGTCAACACCGACGCCAACCGCATGATCGCCCAGGCGCAGGCGTCCGGCAAACGGTTCGGCCTCTACCATTACGCCATGGGCGGCAACCCCGAGGCCGAGGCCCGGTTCTTCTACGCCAACACGTTGAACTATTGGCGTCACGGCATCGTCGCCCTTGACTGGGAGATGGACGACAACCCCGCATGGGGCGACTGGGACTGGGTGCGCCGGTTCATGGCTGAGTGTGAACGGCTCTCGGGCGGCGTCAAGCCGCTGCTCTACACCGGCCCCGTGGCCGGCGCCATCCCCGGCGACATCCGCGCCGACTACGGTTTGTGGATCGCACAATACGCGAACATGAGCCCGACCGGCTATCAGGCCAACCCGTGGATGATCGGCGCATACGGCGAGGCCATGCGCCAGTACTCCGGCACCGGCGTGGTCAACACGTGGAGTCCCATCGACCTCAACCTGTTCCGCGGCGAGGCATGGCAGTGGGATTTGTACGCCAACCCCACCGGCTCCACAGCCCCGGCCCCGGCAACGCCCGCGCCCGTGCAGCCGAGCACTCCCCCGGCCAATACCAACACGGGTGGCATCAGCCACGTCATGCAATGGGGAGAAACCATCTGGGGACTCGCCGTCGCCTATGATGCTTGGCCCCTGTCCGCGTGGCATACGCCCAGCGGTGACATCAACCGCTACTACGTGGGCGACGTCGTAACCTACGGCGGCGGCACCGCCCCCGCATCGTCCGGCGGGGTCTCCAAGGTCCTCCAATGGGGCGACACCGTGTGGGATTTCGCCACCGCGCACGGTTACAGCGTCAGCCGCTGCACCGTACCCTCCGGCAACATCAACGTCTACTATGTGGGCGACGTGGTGACCTGCCGCTGAGACTCAACAGATGCCGCCACCCGCTTGACCGGGTGACGGCATCACCCCATCATCATCCCTTATTGATCGGAGCAAACATGACCGACAGCAAAAACACGACCGACACCGGCGAAACGCTTCCCGGCGTCGATGTGAGCGACTGGCCCGAGACGGCCGACGTCACCCATGACGTGCCCGACTGGCTCATCCCCAGCCGCGTCTACGACATCCTCAAATGGCTCGGCCTCATCGTCCTGCCCGCACTCGCCCTGTTCGTCAACACGGTCGGCCCCGCATGGGGCTGGCCCCACGTGGACGCCATCGTGACCACGCTCAACGCGCTCGGCATCCTCGCCGGCGCGCTCATCGGCGTCAGCGCCATCAAACAACGCCTCGACCG